CCTGAGTTCTGGGCTGAGGTGGACAAGGTTAGGACTAAGAGGAAAACGAACAGAGCGCATTATTGGCAGCTAGATGAGGAGACTGGCAAGACAAAGTATCTTGGTTTTCTGCAAGTTACGCCAGATGTGGCAGAGGCGTTCGCGCTGATCAGAGGGTGTTATGTGAAGGGAGGCAAGTGATGGCCGTGTTTGATGCTTGGAGAGCTTTTGATATTGCTGTGAAGGAACTGTACAAGGTGATGCCGAATCCAGTTGCGGCTGAAAGGCGCAAAGAAGACACGCAGTTGCTTGACGCCGTTGCTGACCTGGCAAGGCTCAAAACCGCGAGGGACATCCTTCGCAACGTGAGCGTCGAGTACTGGACTGACGCGCCATCGTATATCAGGAAACTACAGAAGATTGATGCACTTACGCCAGTGAAAGAACTTATCGACGAAGCGTGTCATATCATCGGCAAGCTAACAAAGGAGGCATGATGATGAAGGCGACAATTACAAGAACAATCCCTAAGACTGTGCGAGATGTTGACGTGATGCAGATGTTACTGGCGTCTGTTGGGACGCTGCAAAGTGCAACCAAGCGCACTCAGGAAAGAGGCATCACGATTACGTTGGTAGTAGAGCCTGTCGATGTCGATTCGACAAGCGCGGAACAATCTGAGGAGGCATGATGCAAGCGATTGACCAGATGAAGAAAGCAGAATTGGTGGAGTACGTTAGCACGCTAGAGGCGGCGGTGTTGATTCTCAGCCCGTTCGGTGGCTCAGTCAAGATGGCAGAGACACGACGATCAGCGACGACAGACATCGGCGTGAACACGGCGCGGCTGCGAACGGTTGTCGATCTGTGCGACGAGATCCACGCGAGGGAGGACTGTGTGTCTTTACGGTGAGGGATGCGGATCCGGGATTCAGAAGGGCGGCGGCAAATACTACGAAGACAAGCGATTCGTTCTATTCGATGTGCGCGTTGGTGAGTGGTGGTTGCAACGTCCAGATGTTGAGGACATCGCATGTAAGATGGGGATTCCCTGCGTACCAGTTATCGGGAAAGGAACTCTATGGGAGCTTGCCGCTGCTGTGAAAGACGGCATTGGATCTACATGGGGTCCGTTCATGGCTGAAGGAATTGTGGCGCGGCCATCGACAGAACTATGCGCACGTAACGGACAGAGGATTATCACAAAGCTCAAGCATAAGGACTTCGCAGAATAGGAAGAGTGATAGCATGTGTCCCGGCGAGTCGAAGACAAGCAAGCGCAGACTGAAGGCACGCGAGCGATGGCTTGCCGCCCTTGAACTCAGAAAGAAGGGATGGACGTTCGAGCGCATTGCTGATGAGCTTGGATACGCTGGCCCTGCTGCTTCATACAAGGCCGTCATGAGCGCGTTAGGTGAGGCGAACCGAGAGCCTGTTACTGAGTTGCGCGAACTTGAAGCCGCTCGATTGGACCATATGCAGGACAAACTCTCAGAAAACATAGGCCCAGATAAAGACGACGGACTCCCTGTGGTAGATAGATTGCTGCGTATCATGGACCGCAGAGCTAAGTTGCTGGGACTCGATCAGCCGCTGAAGTCCGAAGTCGAGCATACCGTGAAAGGCCCGTTGGTGATCATGCGCAGTAAGAAGGACAAGGAGGTAGGAGATGAGTGACGAGACGATTAGAACCGTGATTACGCTGCACCACTGCGGGGCCACTCCAGACCCTGATACAAGGCATGAATATGCAGATCTCGCGCTATCCGAGCTTGAAGCCATTGAGTCAGGTGTTGAACAGGTAGCGAAAGGCCACATCGAGGTCAAGCTAGACTTCATCCCTGTTGAGGAGAGGTTGCCGGAGGAAGATGTTGACGTAATCGTGATGCTGCGCGGCAAGCACATGTGGTGTTATCACCGTGCGAGGTATGGCTCTCGGCACATCTCTGGTAGAGGTTGGTACACAGTGTTTCCGGACGTTAATAATGGGAATGAGATTGAGAGCGATTTCAGGGAAGAGCCAACCCACTGGGCAGAGATCCCAACGATAGAGGCGCAATCATGACGGTGTGGCGAACGATGCTAGTCTGCGCAGGTGCGCTTGTGGCATGTGTGGCGATCGTCTTCGGCCTATTCTCGCTGATACAGTTGATCGTCTTCGGGCAGATCTCATGGTGAAGATAGCGCGTGAGATTGTCAAGGCTGCCGAAGAGAAGCACGGGAACGCGAGGTATGGCGACATCGACACGATAACGGCGTCTGCTGAGGAATGGGAGTCCATTATCTCTGAGAATCTGCGCAAGGTTCGCAACGTTCTTAATGCAGAAATCGACATACCATTCTACGCATACGGAGAAAATGAGGCAGCGTGCCGAATGGCAAGCGCGATTGGAGCCGCTCTGAAGATGCTTGAGGAGGCATGATTGCCAACAACCGCGCCTGAGAAGATCATCACGCCCTACTGGTTCCAAGAGGCGACCCTTGACGCTGTAGACGAGGGTAAGCGATTCATCGTCATGCTTGGTGGGACTGGCGCGGGTAAGACGTATTGGGCTCCTGTGTGGTTGGCGTATCTCATCAACCGTGACGCCGCTGCTGGGAATGGAAAGGGCGCACGGTATCTTGCTATCGGATGCACTGGCGATATGGTGAACGACATGGTGTTGCCTGAGATCGTTGGACACTTCGCAGACACTAACCTTGAAGGCCATTACCACATCAGCGGACGACGCTATGAGCTACCGACTGGCGGAAACATCTATCTGCGCTCTGCTGAGAAGCCGTATCGCATCGAAGGCCAGCACGTCAGAGGGGCGATCCTTGACGAACCATCCGAGATGAAGTCGCTTATCTGGCCTATCATCATGAGCCGTACCGCATTCCATCGAGCGCCTGTGCTGTTCTGTGGCTACCCTACGAACATGGGCTGGTATTACGAGGCGCTGTATGTTGCGTGGCAGCAGGGCGACCCAGACATTTGCATCCTTGAGTTCCCGTCAACAGCGAATCCGCTCTACCCTGTAGAAGAGATGGAACGAGCCAAGCGGACGCTACCACCCTGGCTATACGAGATGCGATGGGAGGGCAAGTTCCGTAAGCCGTTCGGCCTTGTCTATCCGGATTTTGACGATGGCTGCTACGTTGAGCCGTTCGACATACCTGAAGACTGGCCGACTTACACGATGGTAGATCCTGCGGTACGTTACGGGGCGCTAATGTTCGCGTGGAATCATGGCGTCTACTACGTCTACCATGAATACTACAACGAGGTCGTGCAGTCAGCAGAAGATTATGCAGAGGGCATGCTTGATCTTCAAGAGGGGTTGAACCAAGGATGGATATATGATCCCGCCCGATTGACTGACGTAGTGAACCTAGCTGCTCATGGCTGTGGGCCATTCTACAAGGCAATGAACCCAGTTAGGCCAGGGATCATCACACTAACAGGTCTTATCAAGACAGGACGGTTTAAGGTGATGCGCGGACGCGCGCCTGTGTTCATGGATCAGATGGCAAAGTACCGCTGGCCGACTGACCCAGTGACGGGCAAGATAGTGGAAGGCGCAGAGAATCCGATTAAGAAGTATGACGACCTCCCAGACTGTGCTCGCTATGGGGCGCACACGCTGGAAAGCGCACCGCTTGAGGAACGCGGTATAATGGAAGTGGATCTCGGAGAGGAAATCAGTCCGTACTAGGAGGCAGAGATGAAACTGTGGATATTGGAGCCAGTAGAAGACAGTGACAAATGGATGCCTTGGTATGACAAGGCGTTTGGTTTTATTGTCCGTGCAGAATGCGAGGAAGACGCGCGGGCGATAGCTGCTAATGATCACCGCGATGAAGGCAAAGAGGCTTGGCTGTCTAATGAGTCGTCTACGTGTCAGCAACTTACTGATGAAGGTGAGCCAGAGATGGTTATGAGTGACGTTCACTGGGCATGATATGCCGCATCCGGCAAAACACGCGAAGTTGCGAACGTCGTATCCATGCGATAAAATGAGGCGTCATGAAAGAACAACGCATTCCGATATTGTGGGGCGATGAACAAGATGCGCTTACTTCGTGGAAGGACGTCTGCTTCTGGCAGGCAGGCCAGCGAAAACGAATCAAACGCAGGTACAGGAAGCGCGTTCGTCGGCTTGAGCGTGAAAATCACAACCGCCTATCCATGCGATTAAATGCGGTTGATTGAATCCGCGAATGTGGTATAATTATGATACTATGCAGAAGGAACGAACAAG